AGCGATGGGGCAGCCCCCTAAATAAGGTTTGATGGAACCACCTAGTCTATTACATACTATTCTGCACAGTCAGAGATCATTTTTATCAACTTCATAAGCCCCCCTACCCCTTCTTCATTTTTACCTATAAGCCAATACTTATTTTATTAGAAACCCACCCCGTCATTTTTAAATTAACCTATAGCAAAAATTATTTTTATATGTTAGGATGTTTTTAATCCGAGCCACAAACCGCTAAGATATATGCTGATTACCCCTGATAATCATGTACCACTCCCTTCTAGCTATAAGCCTGAAGACTTATCTGCGTTTCGTGAAAAAGCTCATCTGCTTTATAACACTGTCAAAGAATATTCTGATAACGGAATGGACATTGAAATTTCTGAAAATGATAAATTTGATTCACATATGCTAGCTTCAACGGAAGATATGTCTGAAATACAAGTTGTACGTCCAGGTACTATCACTAATTTGGAAGCCATACTTTCTGAGTATGACAAAGAGTTGATGGATGTTTCTCGAAGATTGCGTCATTACGTAACAAACAAATTACTAGAAGAAACTGTTGACGATGATGCTAAGGTACGATTAAAGTCTTTAGAGTTGCTAGGTAAGATTTCAGAAGTGGGTTTATTTTCTGATCGTAAAGAAATTACCATCACTACTCGCTCACAAGCCGACATTAATACTGAGCTTGAAAAGACGCTGGAATTATATTTGGGCAGGAAAGCGTTTGATGTGCCTCTTGAAGCTGAGTTTAAAGAAGTATCTCAAATCGAAGATATGCAAGATTCAGTAGAGGAAGTTCCGCTACAAGATATTGAAGAAGAGTATGAGTCAGGACATTGATCCCAAGCTATTGCAAATAGCAATGGCTAATCTTGATAAACTTCCTTTAGAGATACAGCAAAAGATTGGAGAGTTGGTAGCTTATGCTAGAAAGAATAAGGTGCAAGATAAGGCTCAAGATGATTTTATGGCGTTTGTTAATTACGTTTGGCCTAATTTTATTCATGGTAGACATCATGAGCGAATGGCCCGTGCTTTTGAAAAAGTAGCTAGAGGTGAGTGTAAAAGATTAATTATCAATATGCCTCCTCGGCATTCCAAATCAGAAATGGCATCTTACTTGCTACCCGCATGGTTCTTAGGAAAGTTCCCTGCCAAGAAGATAATTCAAGCATCATACAATACAGAACTTGCTATTGGTTTTGGTCGTAAGGTGCGTAACTTGGTAGGGTCTGATGTTTATAGAGATATATTCCCTAATGTGGAATTGAGAGCGGATTCTAAAGCAGCTGGTCGGTGGAACACCAACCATAACGGTGATTACTTTGCAGCAGGTGTAGGGGCAAACTTAGCAGGTAGAGGGGCAGACATATGTCTGGGTGAATCCACAAAAATAGTTATAGACGACAATGGTGTTGAAAAACAAATAGATTTAAAAGACGTTAAAATTGGCGACAAAATAAAAACAATAAATGGCTGGGAAAGGGTTACAAGAAAGAAATTAACGATACACGAAAAGTTTGTTAAGATCAATAATGATATAGAAGCTTCCACTGAGCATAGGTTTTTGACTGATAAAGGTTGGAAAACTGCTGGTGAATTAAAGCTTAATGATCGAATCTTAACTAAAACTATTTGGAGTTTAATATGGAACCGTGTGTTGAAACTAAAAAATACCCTTCTCAAAACCCAACAAAAAATACTGGCAAAGTATGATGAACAGGTGTTATAACGTTAAAGACAAAGATTACAAATCGATTGGAGGGATGGCGATACGAAAATTAAAAGAATGGTTTTTTGGTTATAAAACCGTATCTTCACTAGAATACATAGATGAAAAAATTTCTATGGTGGATATTACTGTAGATCCATCCCATGAGTTTTTAGTCAAATGTAATTCTAGCTGGTTACGTACACATAACTGTATCATAGATGATCCTCACTCCGAACAACAGGCTATTCTAGCTGAGTCAGACCCTACCATATACGACAAGACTTTTGAATGGTATAGTTCTGGTCCTAGACAGCGTTTGCAACCGGGGGGAGCCATCATACTCGTTATGACCCGTTGGTCGAAAAGAGATTTATGTGGGCAAATTTTAAAATCTTCTGCACAACGATCAGGTGAAGATTGGGAAGTAATAGATTTCCCAGCGATATTACCGTCAGACAATCCTTTATGGCCTGAGTTCTGGAAAAAAGAAGAGTTGTATGCATTACGTAAAGAGTTACCTTCCGGCAAATGGATGGCTCAATACCAACAGCAACCTACTTCAGATGTATCAGCTATTATAAAACGCGAATGGTGGAATATGTGGGAAGAGGATGTTCCTCCTCCGGTTGAGTTTATTGTGCAATCTTGGGATACCGCCTTTACCAAAAACGAACGCTCTGACTATTCTGCTTGTACAACATGGGGTGTTTTTTATCATCCTGATGATACAGGTGTTTTGCAAGCAAATATTATTTTGTTAGATAGTTTTAAACAGCGTATGGAGTTTCCAGAGCTGAAGCAAAAGACGTTTGAAATGTATAAAGAATGGGATCCTGACTCACTGATTGTAGAAGCAAAAGCCTCAGGTTCACCATTGATCTATGAATTACGTGCTATGGGTATCCCTGTTCAAGATTTTACGCCAACAAGGGGTAATGATAAGATTTCTAGGGTTAATGGTATAGCAGACATATTTGCTTCAGGAAGAGTATGGGCACCCAATACTTATTGGGCTGATAATCTTATAGAAGATGTAGCCAGCTTTCCAAGCGGTGATCATGACGATTCCGTAGATTCCATGACAATGGCTATGTATAGATTTCGTAAAGGAGGGTTCATGAGACTACCTTCAGATCAAGAAGATGATGAAGTAATGTTTAAACGTAAGGTGGCTTACTATTAACAGATTTATAATACTAATTGTAGTATTATTAACAGGATGTACAAATTTTACTTGCAGTCCATCTGCTCTTCCTGTATATGACAAAGCTTTGACCGAGAGAGCCCTCAGTAATCCTGACGGTATTTTATTTTATATTAAATGTAGAGAGAAATTATTATGTCAGTTGAAAGAATAGCGATAGAAGAGTTTGCAACACTTATGGTTGGTGGTGATATTTTTAAAGATATCAAACATGCAGTGGGTGTAATGAGTACTAAAGATTTAACAGGCTCACAGAAAAAAGCAGCCATACTATCAGACTTTGAAAATGTTGGGGAAGAAATCGGTAGTTGGGCATTAAACTTAGCTATTGAATTGGCTGTAGCTTGGTTCAAAACATTGGCAGTTTAAGATGAAAGAGCCAATGCATCCTGATGATATTATGAAAGCTACGTTTTTATTTTTAGTAATAGCGCTTGTTGGGATAAGTATGAGTATTAAAGATGCTAAAGCATCTACTTGTAGGAACCCCGCAGTCAAACATAAATTTGATGTACAGCAAGGGTATCCTCATGGGCGTAAAGGTTATATAGTAGACCACATTTGCGCGCTGGCTCAAGGTGGTATTGATGACCCTAAAAATATGCAGTACCAGACTATTTTGGAAAGTCACAAAAAAGATAGAATAGAAAACACAGATTACGGTAGAGCATTATTTTGTACACCAGATAACTCAACACCAACCCGCCAAGTATTTAATTGCAAGGGAAAATAGATGATAGATAAAAGCATGAACCCTGCTCCACAAGGCATTGCTGAATTGGCAAATGCACAACCTGATCTTGAAATTGAAATTGAAAATCCAGATGATGTGCTGCTACATGTTGATGGGTTAGAAATTGATTTGATGCCTGATCGTGAAGCAGATGACTTTAATGATAACTTAGCCGATTATCTACACGATTCTGAATTACAATCTATTGCAGGGGATTTGCTTGCTGATTTTGATGATGATGTAGCGTCACGAAAAGATTGGATTACGACATATACTGACGGCATAGAACTGTTGGGTATGAAGATTGAAGAACGATCTGAACCTTGGGAAGGGGCTTGTGGTGTATATCATCCTTTGTTGTCTGAGGCTATAGTTAAGTTTCAAGCAGAAACCATGATGTCTTCTTTTCCAGCAGCAGGACCTGTTCGCACACAGATCATTGGTAAAGAAACACAAGATAAAAAAGACGCAGCTGAGCGTGTTCAAGATGATATGAACTATCAGTTAACGGATGTGATGGATGAATTTAGACCTGAGCATGAGCGTATGTTATGGGGCTTAGGAATGTCTGGTAATGCGTTTAAGAAAGTTTATTTTGATCCCCATCTTGATCGTCAAATATCAGTATTTGTCCCAGCAGAAGATCTTGTAGTTCCTTATGGAGCTATGAATTTAGAACAAGCTGAGCGTGTAACTCACGTTATGCGTAAAACAGAAAATGAATTACGCCGTTTACAAGTAGCGGGGTTTTATCGAGATATTGATTTAGGTGAACCTTCTAACTCCTTGGATGATGTAGAAAAGAAAATTGCCGAAAAGATGGGTTTCAGAGCAACATCTGACGATAGATATAAACTATTAGAGATGCATGTTGACTTGGATTTGCCAGGATTTGAGCATGAAGAGGATGGTGAACTAACAGGTATTGCTTTACCTTATGTTGTCACAATGGAAAAAGGTACTGGGGAAATTTTATCAATCAGACGTAACTGGAACCAAGATGATAAAACTTTCAAAAAACGTCAGCATTTTGTTCATTATGGTTATGTTCCTGGTTTTGGATTTTACTGTTTTGGTCTTATCCACCTTGTGGGTGCTTTCGCCAAGTCTGGCACGTCTCTTATCCGTCAACTTGTTGATGCTGGTACTTTATCTAATTTACCTGGTGGATTCAAAACTAGAGGGTTAAGAGTTAAAGGTGACGATACACCTATCTCTCCAGGTGAATGGCGCGATGTAGATGTCCCTAGTGGCGCGATTAGAGACAACTTATTACCATTACCTTATAAAGAACCTAGTCAAACCCTTATGACATTATTAGGGCAGATCATTGATGAAGGTAGACGCTTTGCTAATGCGGCTGATCTACAAATTTCTGATATGTCTGGTCAAGCACCTGTAGGTACAACACTAGCTATTCTTGAAAGAAACACTAAAGCTATGTCAGCTATTATGGCTCGTGTGCATTATGCGTTTAAACAAGAATTAGGTTTATTAAAAGGAATTATTTCAGCTTATACTCCTGAAGATTATGAATATGATCCGGAAGTAGGAAATAGAAAAGCTAAAAAATCTGATTATGACATGGTTGACGTTATACCTGTATCAGATCCCAATGCTTCTACTATGGCGCAAAAGATTGTTCAATATCAAGCTGTACTTCAGTTGGCACAATCTGCACCACAAATTTACAACATGCCTTTATTACACAGACAAATGTTAGATGTATTAGGTGTGAAAGAAGCGCAAAAATTAGTACCGATGGATGAGGATCAAAAACCAACTGACCCTGTGACTGAAAATCAAAACATCTTAGCAATGAAACCTGTAAAAGCTTTTGCTGCACAAGATCATCAATCACATATTTCCGTACACATGGCAGCTATACAAGATCCTAAAATACAACAATTACTTCAAGACAATCCTGCCGCACAACAAATTGCTGCGCAAGCTCAAGCACATATTGCTGAACATTTAGGTTTTGAATACCGTATTCAAATTGAACAACAATTAGGTTTTGCTCTGCCTCCACAAAAAGATGATACAGGTACAGATCAACATATGTCTCCTGAAGTGGAAGCAAGATTGGCCCCATTAGTAGCGCAAGCTGCTCAACAGTTGTTACAAAAGAATCAAGGTGAAGCAGCGCAACAACAAGCGCAACAACAAGCGCAAGATCCTTTGGTTCAAATGCAAATGCAAGAACTTCAACTTAAACAGCAAGAGCAACAACGTAAGGCGCAAAAAGATCAGATTGATGCACAGTTAAAAGCACAGCAGATTCAAGTTGAACGTGAGCGCATTCAAGCGCAACAACAAACAGCCGCTGAACAAAATAAAGTGGTAGCGTTAACTAATGCTGCTAAACTTGAGGCTTCTAAAACTAATGATGCTAGTAAGATAAAAATACAAGCGTTAACAGAAGCAGCAAGATTAACAGCACAAAATAAACGTGAAGCGATTAAAGTAAAAGTCGATACTTTAAAATCTGCCGCCCAGTTAACTGAACAAAAACGCCAACATGATACTCGTCTTGCTCATGAAGGTATGCAAAATGCACTAGATCATGGTCAACAATTTTCCAAAGGAGGTGCAGTAGGTAAGGAAGAAAATATGAGTAATGATTATGATTATGCAGCATATAACCGAGCTGTTTCACAAGGTTTAGTAAAACCTAGGAAGGGCGAAGAAGACCATTATCCTGACACGTATAAATTGCCTACCCATGTTACCTTTTCTGACCAGAGTGTTCACTCTAATGAAAAAACACCTGGTGGTCATTGGATGGAAGCAGAGGATGATAGATATTATTTTCACCCATCGGAGTATAATTTAAAAAACACCCCCCCAGATGCACTAGGAGATTATTTTAGAAATTATGAGAAAAAAGGGACATCTGTAGTATTGCCTGATGGAAGAATTATTGAAGGTACAAAATAATGGACGCATTTGATGCAATCATTTCCAAAATAAATGAACAAGTTGAAAGTATTAATGAGGCGATCACATCAGGTCGCCCTGCTACTTTTGATGAATATAAAAGACTCTGTGGGGAAGTTAGAGGGCTCTTTCTTGCTAGAGATATTGTAAAAGACCTCAAAAAACAAATGGAAAATTTAGATGACTAAAACGGTAAAAAAGATATTGGTTGGTACAAACCCTTCCAATCCGCGGGTTGTTGGCGAGATTGATTTAGAGGCTAGTGCTGAAGAAAAAGCAACTCAACTCCCTAAAGCTGTAGGTTACAAAATCCTATGTGCATTACCACAAGTTGAAAAGGAATTTGAAAGCGGAATCATTAAAGCTGATGTAACTCTTCGTCATGAAGAAGTTTTAGCGACTGTGCTTTTTGTACTTGAACTTGGACCAGATGCCTATTCTGATAAAGAAAGATATCCTTCTGGACCTTGGTGTAAAAAAGGTGATTTTATTTTAGTTCGCCCTAATTCAGGTACACGTATCAAACAGCATGGGCAAGAGTTTAGATTAATTAATGAAGATACCGTAGAGGCTGTTGTTTTAGACCCTCGTGGTATTACTCGTAGCTAAAGGAGCATTACATGTCAGCACAATTTGATGATGAATATAAATTTCCAGATGAAATAGAAAACGAAACAACTGATATCGAAATAGAAATTGAAGATGATACTCCGGAAGAAGACCGTGGTCGTCAACCAATGCCTAAACATATCGTAGAAGATTTAGATAAAGATGAACTAGAAGAATACGATGAAGGTGTTAAACAAAAATTAAAGCAACTTAAAAAAGTTTGGCATGATGAGCGCAGGGAAAAAGAACAAGCGCTACGTGAACAACAAGAGTCTATTGCTTTATCAAAACGTTTATATGAAGAAAACCAAAAGTTACGAGCAGCGTATACAACAGGTGAAAAAGAATATATAAGTACTTCACAACAAGCTGCTCAAATGGAAGTCGATGCTGCTAAGCATTTGTACCGCGAAGCGTATGAGTCTGGCAATACTGATGGGATTATTGACGCACAAGAAAAGTTACAATTTGCTAACTTGAAAATGATACGCGCCAATAACTTAAAACAAACTACTTTACAAGAAACATATTTTCCTGTACAAAGAGAACGCGAAGAGTATCAACAACCTGCTCCTAAGCTAAATCCTAAAGATGTTGCGTGGCAAGAACGTAATCAGTGGTTTGGTGAAGATGAAGAAATGACTTCGGCTGCATTGGGTTTACATACTAAACTTGTGAATAGCGGAATGGTTGCTGGCTCAGATGAATATTACAGCACATTGGACAAAACAATGCGCAAACGATTTAACGAGTATTTCGGGGAACCTGAACCTAAAGCGAAACCATCCACGGTAGTAGCTCCAGGTGCTCGTAGCACAGCATCCAATAAAATAAGACTTAATCAGAGTCAAGTCCAGCTAGCAAAGAAACTGGGCATAAGCCCTGAAATTTACGCAAAAGAAGTTTTAAAATTGGAGAATAAATAATGGCTACTACCCCTAATAGAGTAACTCGTGAATTAGAAACCAGAGCATTGAATGAGCGTCCTAAACAGTGGATGCCACCAGAAGCTCTCCCTGAGCCTGACAAAGAGGCTGGTTTTAACTATAGATGGATTCGTGTCTCCATGATGAGCAAGGCTGACCCTAGCAATATATCCAAATCATTGCGTGAAGGTTGGGAACCTGTAAAGATTGAAGAACAACCAAAATATACACTGTTAGCTACACGTGATGGTCAATTTAAAGACAATATCGAGATTGGCGGATTATTACTCTGCAAGATTCCTACTGAGTTTATGGAGCAACGTAGTGCGTACTACAACAACATGACTCAACAACAGGCTGAAGCAGTAGATAATAGTTTTATGAGAGAAAGTGATTCAAGAATGCCTCTGTTTAAAGATCGCAAATCGACAGTTACTTTCGGAAAAGGTTAATTAATTTTAGGAGTTTACAATGGCTTATCCTGTTATATCGGCCCCTTACGGCCTAAAGCCAGTTAACGAAATCGGTGGTTTACCTTATGCGGGTTCTACTCGTATGGTGCCGATCGCTACTGGTTATGCTGCAAATATTTTCTATGGTGACGTAGTTAAATTTTCTGCAGGTACTGCAATCCAAGATACTTATACACCAGCTACTGCACCTACTGCACCGATCCCAGGTGTTATTGGTATTTTTGTAGGTTGTGAGTATACACTTCCTGCAACTAACCAACGTATCCGTGCTCAATACTGGCCTACTGGTACTGTAGCTAACGATGCAGTTGCTTATGTTATTGATGATCCACGTACTGTTTTTAAAGCAGTTGTTGGTTCTCAAGCTACATCTTTATCTAATACTTCTTCAGGTATTGGTGCTATGTCCCAACAATTTGTTGGTACTAACGTATATCCTTTATACGGTTCTGCTGGTAACACTTTAAACGGTGATTCAGCTGTTTCTGTATCAGGTGGTGTTGTTACTAACGGTACTGGTAACACTCGTGTTATTGCTGCTGCTCCTTTCCGTGTTGTTGGTTTAGTTCCTGAATCTGCTACTTCTGTTTCTGCTGTTGCTTCTACTTCTGGTTCAAGCGCAACTGTTACTTTAAACGCAGCGAACTCAGCTATCCTAGCTGGTATGCAATTAATTGCTCCATCTGGAACTGGTTCTTTAGCAGGTAACTATATCACTGTTACTAACGTAAACGGTGTAACTTTAACTGTATCAAGTGCTATTACTTTAGCATCAGGTACTGCAGTTACTTTTGTTGGCTACCCTGAAGTTTTAGTGACTTGGAATAATACTTTCCACAGTTATACAAACTTAGCCGGCATTTAATTAGGAGATTAACACATGGCAATTTCACGCGCCCAGCTATTAAAAGAGTTATTACCGGGTCTGAACGCATTGTTCGGCTTAGAATATGCTCGTTATGGTGAAGAACATAAAGAGATTTATGAAACTGAATCTTCAGAACGTTCTTTTGAAGAAGAAACAAAACTGTCTGGTTTCTCAGCAGCTCCTGTCAAAAACGAAGGGCAAGCTCTTCAATATGACAATGCTCAAGAAGCTTGGACTGCTCGATACAACCACGAAACTATTGCACTAGGTTTTTCATTAACTGAAGAAGCTATTGAAGATAACTTGTATGATTCTTTATCTGCTCGTTATACTAAAGCATTAGCTCGTGCTATGGCTTACACTAAACAAGTTAAAGCAGCTAACGTTTTAAATAACGGTTTCAACTCTGCTTATACTGGTGGTGATGGTGTGTCTTTATTTTCTAGTGCTCATCCTTTAGTGAACGGCGCTACTAATAGCAACGTACCATCTACTGCTGCTGACTTGAATGAAACTTCATTGGAAAATGCTGTTATTCAAATCGCTGGTTATACTGATGAACGTGGTTTATTAATTGCTGCTAAACCTAAAAAGTTGATTGTTCCACCTGCATTACAATTTGTTGCTACTCGTTTGTTAGAAACTGAATTGCGTGTAGGTACTACTGATAACGATTTAAACGCTCTTAAAAACAATGGCGCTGTTCCAGAAGGTTATGCAATCAACCATTTCTTGACTGATACTAATGCATGGTTCTTAACTACTGATGTGCCAAATGGTTTAAAACACTTTGTAAGAACTCCATTACAGAACTCAATGGATGGTGATTTTGATACAGGCAATGTACGTTATAAATCAAGAGAACGTTATTCATTTGGGTGGTCCGATTCTTTAGCTATTTATGGTTCACCTGGTTCTAGCTAATAGAATCAAGAACTTAGGTTAAATTAAGGCTCACTTCGGTGGGCCTTTTTTGTGTATTTTTATTCTTTAAAGCGTTTACTTATTCTCATTTTATGTTATTATTAGCGTCAGATAACCAACTAAGAGAATAAAATGCCTAAAGTAATAACACAAGCAGAGTGGGTGGCTAGAGCTATATCAGTTCATGGTGATACCTATGATTTAAGTAAAGCTGAATATACATCTGCTAAAACGCCTTTAAGAATAATATGCAGACAACATGGAGAGTTTAATCCAACTAGTATTAATTTTATACATAGTGGAACAGGATGTCCTAAATGTGTAGGGCGGGGAGCTGATTGGGTAGGTAGATTTAAAGAGGTACATGGGGATAGGTATGACTACTCTTTAGTTGAGTATGTTGATTATAAAACACTGGTAAAAATAATATGTAGAGAACATGGTGAATTTAAACAAACACCTGATAACCATTATAGAAATAAACAAAACTGCCCTAAGTGCAAAAATTCAAATATAAGAAAAACTAAACAGCTTCCTTTTACTAGTGTTGTTGAACGAGCTAAAAAACTCCATGGTGGTAAATTTACTTATAGTTGTGATGTTTGGGAGAATTTAAACACTTCATATATAAAAGTAACCTGTAGTCATGGAACCTTTGAACAGACAGGAGTTAACTTGTTAGCTGGTAAAATATCTTGCCAGAAATGTGGAAACATGAAGTCGTCCCCAGAACAAGAAGTAGCTGACTACCTAAAAATATACACGCCGATAATTCAACGTGATAGGAAAGTAATAGCCCCTAAAGAACTAGACATCTACATACCTAGTGCTAATTTAGCTATTGAATTTCATGGGATGTATTGGCACTCACATTTTAACGCTGCAGACGAAAAAGAAAATAAAAACAAAAGCCACAACAAATATAAAGGGTGTGCCGACAAAGGGATTCGCCTTATAACTATCTATGAGACTGAGTGGCAACAAAAGCAGCCCCAGATTAAACGTTTGTTGCGTAATGCTATAGGTAAGACTAGGGGTAAACTTATGGCCCGTAAATGCCAAATAGGTGAAGTATCAACACAAGAAGCTAAAAAGTTTTATGACAGATACCATCCCCAAGGTGGTGACGGGAGCGGAAAGCATTACGGGTTATATTGGAAGTCTAAACTAGTTGCATGTATGAGATTTGCTTTAGGCGCCAATGACAGGGGTAGTAACTTAAATAGGGTATGGACTTTAGCTAGGTTTGCCACAAGAGTGAATGTTCTTGGTGGGGCATCTAAATTGTTTAACGCTTTTGTAAAAGATGAGCATCCTGAGGTAATTAAATCTTTTTCTGATAACAGATATTTTTCTGGTGGCATGTATACCCAGTTGGGGTTTGTTATGGATTTGGAGTCTCAACCTGACTATCAAGTGTGGAGTAAACAAATAGGACTTAAACCCAAGACACATTATCAGCGCAGAGTTATACAGAAGAGGTTAAATGACCATGATGTTGATGAAAAGTACGACCATAATACTGATATTAGAACAGAAAAAGAAATGACTTATCTTATGGGCGCAGGGAGAATATATGATTGTGGAAAAAAAAGGTGGGTATGGACTAACCCCCTATTGCAATCTTAATTAAAAAAGAGTATAAGTATTTCTAAATAGGGCACATCTGGCTTATCAAACTGTTAGCCCAACAGACGCATAGAAGATTGATAAGCTTATACTTTCTATGAAGGAATACTAATATGTCATTTTCTACTTTTTCAGGCCCAGTTCGCGCAGGTACAGTTAGATACACTACTGGTACTACTCCGGGCTTAGTTGACAACACAGGCGTTGTTGTTTTAGTTCAATCTGCAGCTTTAGGTTTAACTACTTCTACACCTTTTATTTTACCTGCTGGCTCACAGATTTTAAACATCTATATCGATGTAACTACTACTTTTACTACAAGTGCTACACTTGCTGTAGGTGATGCTACTACAGCTGCTAAATATGTAACTGCAATTACTACTCCAGCGGCGGGCCGTCAAACTATTACATACACAGCTGCTCAATTAACTGCGATGTATAACGTAGGTACTACTGATGCACAAATAGTTGTGACTATGGCGGGTACTACTGCTACTGCGGGTGCTGGGATCATTACTATTGAGTATGCTCAAAAGTCTTCTTTAGGTTCTGAAGCTCCTGTTTCTGCATAATTAATCTGACGGGGGCGCAAGCCCCTATCTTTAAACTTTAGGAGATTAGTTATGACAATGCAATATGACGTCAAATCCACCTATACGGGAACCTTACCCGCACAGTTAACTACAGGTAGGATGAGACTTAAGCAAGTAGTTTTTGTTGGTTCAGGTACAGCAGGAACGATAGCCCTTTATGATGGTACAGACAATACAGGCCCTATATTATGGCAGTCTAAAACAAGTACCGGAGTTCAGCCTTTTCAAGTAATTTTACCGGGAGAGGGTATCTTAGCTCAAACGGGTATATATGTTGCAGGCACTAACATTACCTCAGTAACTATCTGTTACGGTTAGGAGGCCTTATGATAGACGAACAATCTAAAATAGCCGTGCACGATACTGAGATTAAACACCTACAAAAAGATATGGATAAACTAGTCGAAGATATGGAAGAGATCAAAAAAACTATCGGCGAGATTAATAAAACCTTAGCCGAAGCTAAAGGCGGTTGGCATATGCTTGTGGTCTTGGGGGGTCTTGGTGCTGCTATTGGTGCTACTATTGGGTGGTTTATTGAGCAGTCTGTTTCTAAGTAGTGACTAAAAGGTACGCATACCGACTGTGGTATAGTGCCAAACTTAGAGCAAGGGCTAAAAATTTAGAGTTTACTTTATCAAGAGAGTTTGTAGAAAAAGGCGTACTAAGTGGTAAATGTGCAGTAACTAAATTGAAGTTCTCTAAAAAGTCTTCAAGTAAAACTCACAGGTCTTTTGCAGCGTCAATAGATAGAATAGATTCTAAGTTAGGTTATACAGATAGTAACTGCCAAATAGTTTGTTGGATATATAATAGAGCTAAAGGCAACGGTACTCATAAAGAAGTATTAATATTAGCGGAGGCATTAGTGCCAAGTAGTTCAAAGAAACAAGCACAGTTTATGCAAGCAGTCGCGCATAATCCAAAATTTGCTAAAAAAGCGGGTGTTCCGCAATCAGTGGGCAAAGACTTTGCCGCTGCAGACAAAGATAAAACATTTAAAGGTGGTGGTAAAGTGGCTGATTTAAAAAAATTATTCAAAGGTAAAGACACTAAAGCTGAAGAGCTTAAAGAAGCTAAAGCAATTAAGTCTGGTAAAATAACTCCTGAGCAATATGCTAAAGGTGAAGATATGGAAAAAGGTATGAAAAAAGGTGGTAAATGTATGGCTAAAGGTGGCGCAGCTAAAGAAGTAATGGGGCCTAAAACAATGTCTGAAGATGTTGAAAAAGGTTCAAATAAATTAACTAAATTTGGTGAATCTGCCGTACAAAAACGTGGTTCAACTAAAGGTAAAAATCTAGGTGATGCTAATAAAACTATTGGTATTGAAGGTTTCAAACCTAAAAAATACGCTAAAGGTGGCGTAACTAGAGCTGATGGTATTGCACAGAAAGGTAAAACTCGTGGGAGATATTGCTAATGGCTAAAAATGATGCTGATACAATTAATCGTCCAGAGTACGAACGTTTTTTAAAAGACCAAGTTGCAGCCAAAGCTAGAGTAGAAGCTCAGCAAAGATCACAACCCGTTCCTACTCCTCCTTCTATTAAAGATCAAAGAGCACTTACTGAGTTGACTGAAAACTTATCTGGTGTAAAAAAGAAAGCGGGTGGTTCAATTCATGCTGAAGATGCTGTTATGAAACATAAAGCAGGTCATAGTCATCATTCTGATATTTATGGCAAATATGCTGCAGGTCATACTAAACATAAAGAGCATGTATTGAAAAACTTTAGAGGCAAGTAAGATGATGGCATCACGAGGAATGGGGGATGTAAATCCAGATAAGATGCCAAAAAAGAAAACGATTGTGCGTAAAGATAAACCTCAAGATGTCTCTATGTACAAAAAAGGTGGTAAAGTTAAAAATAAACAGGGTAAAAAATGACAACTACGGGCACAGCGTTATTTAATCTTGATGTCTCAGAAATCATAGAGGAATGCTTCGAGAGAGCGGGCTCAGAATTGCGCTCAGGATATGATTACAAAACGGCTCGTAGATCATTAAACCTTTTATTAATAGAATGGGGAAATAAGGGTATAAATTTATGGACAATCGAACAAGGACAAATTGTTCTTAATACAGGTGTCGGTACATATAATTTGCCTGTAGATACTATAGACTTATTAGACCACGTTATACGTACAGGAACAGGACAACAACAAGTTGATATCAATATCAATAGAATATCTTCATCGACCTATTCCACTATTCCAAATAAAAACGCATTAGGTAGACCGATTCAGGTATGGATCAATAGACAATCAGGAGCAACTACTCCTACAGGCGTTGCAAGTCCTACTATTAATGTATGGCCTACCCCACAAGCACCGGATCAACAATATACTTTTGTGTACTGGCGTTTAAGGAGAATACAAGATGTAGGTTCTGGTGCTAACACTCAAGATATTCCTTATAGGTTCTTACCGGCATTGATTGCTGGGTTGTCTTACTATTTAAGTATGAAGCTTCCTAATGTTGATGTACAAAGAATTGCTGGTTTAAAAATGGTTTATGACGAACAGTTCCAATTAGCAGCAGATGAAGATAGGGATAAAAGTCCTGATAGATATGTGCCTAGGATGGGATACAGTAGATAATGGCTAGTAAATATGCGGCTGGTAAACATTCGATTTCTGAATGCGATCGTTGTGGTTTTAGATATAAATTACATCAGCTTCGTAAGTTAACTATTAAGACTAAGACAGTTAGCATTAAGGTCTGTGACCAATGTTGGGAGATGGATCATCCGCAGCTTAAGTTAGGTATGTACCCAGTTTTTGATCCACAAGCTGTATTAGAACCTAGACCAGATAACAGTTACCAAACTTCAGGCTTAGATACCAATGGTTACCAAGCAGGTGGTTCACGAATTTTCCAATGGGGATGGTCCCCGGTTGGCGGATCTCGTGCAAATGATGTATTATTAACACAAAATGATTTAGTAGCGACAACATATGTCAGTTCAGTAACAATTTCTTAGGAGTATAAAATGGCTAAAGGCGATGGTATAGAAAGTAAAGGTAAAACTAAAGGTAAACAATTAGGTATCGATGGATCTAAAGCAGGTCAAGATGGCATTGTGTTATCTAATGGAAAAGCCAAATCAGTAACTTCAGCTAATGCTAAAAAGTATGGTCGTAACTTAGCCCGCGCTAAAAATCAAGGTGGAAAATAATGGCTGCATCAGATACTAATAAATATAAACAACCGCAACCAAACAATGATGCAACTGGTAAAAACGGTTATCCTGAAACAAATGTAAAAACTGCGGGTATTGAAACTCGTGGTAACGGTGCGGCTACAAAAGGCCGTATTGCAAGAGGCCCAATGGGTTAATAAATGAATTTAGCTCAGCTAACTCAAGCAATAGAAGATTACTCCGAAAATACGGAGTCTTTGTTTGTCCAGAATATACCCGTTTTTTTACGTCAAGCAGAAGATAGAATATACAACTCCGTACATATTCCTGTACTTAGAAAAAACGTAACGGGTAATTTGACTACGTCTAACCCTTATTTATCTTGCCCTGATGATTTCTTGTCTGTGTATTCTCTGGCTGTTATTGACAGTACAGGAGCTTATTCTTATTTAATAGACAAAGATGTAAGTTTTATGCGGGAGGCATATCCTACCCTTACTGTAACTGGTATACCTAAGTATTATGCGTTGTTTGGCCCACAGCTATCTAACATGAACGATATATCGTTAATTACTGCGCCGACATCAGATGCAAACTATTCTGTAGAGTTACATTACTTCTATTACCCTATTTCTATTACAGATACAGTAAACAACCCATCAGGTACTACTTGGTTAGGAGATAACTTTGACCCTGCGTTATTTTATGGGGCTATGCGTGAAGCGATGATCTTTATGAAGCAAGAGCAAGATACCATATCTTGCTACGAACAAAAATACCAAGAAGCTATTAGTCAGCTAACTAGACTTGTTAACGGGCTTGAGCGTGGCGACTCATATAGAAACAACCAAATTAGATTACCTTATAGCAGCTTATGATAGTTCAAGGCCAGACTACTGTATTTAAACAGAACCTATTAAGCGGGTTGGAAAACTTCGCTACAGGTACTACGTACACTTATAAGATTGCTTTATATACAGCCAATGCAAGTTTAGATAGTACGACTTTGGTTTATACTTCGTCTAACGAAGTGGTTGGGTCTGGATATACAGCAGGGGGTGTTACACTAACACCCATCGTACCAGCAAGTTTAGGGTCAACAGCTTACGTTAGCTTTAATAATATTACGTTGACAGGTACTTCATTTGTTGTTAGAGGTGCGTTGATATATAATGCAACTACAAACGCAGCGGTAGCTGTACTAGATTTTGGTTCTGATAAAATAGCATCAGGTAATTTTACAATCACTTTTCCACCCGCTACATCAACAACAGCGGTTATACGAATTTCTTAGGAGTTAAAATGCATATTGAAACAACGAACGTAGAAGATATTTGTTCAGTAACTATAGACCGTGGCGCAAGTTATGAAGAGTCTATGGTTTTAAAAGGTACTTATCAAGTTGAATGCCATGATGCTTCTGGTGTACTCAAATGGTCTGATGTTATTGGCAACCTAGTCACTATAGCAGGTAAAAACTCTAGTATGGATACCATGTTAGGTAACGTAGCTGCAGGTGCAGTTGTTATGGGTCTTAAAGGTACAGGTACAGCCGTCGTAGCAGATACTCAAGCGTCACACGCCTCTTGGCTAGAAATAGGTCTTGCAAATGCTCCTACGTATTCTGGTACTCGTAAAACACCTACATTTAGTGCTGCATCAGCAGGGGCTAAAACTACTTCTACTCCGGTTGTATTTACAATGACAGGTTCAGGTACAGTTGCAGGTTGTTTTATTAACATTGGTGGCTCGGCAACTCAAGACAATACTACAGGTGTTTTGTTTTCAGCTGGTGATTTCACTGCAGGGTCTAAAACTGTAACGTCAGGTGATACGCTCAGTTGTAGTTACACGGCGACAGCGGCATAATAAATAAAGATGGTGACACACTAATAGAACTTTGATATAGTACACCTTTATTAAATTAGAGGTGTAAAATGAATAAGAAATTATTGGGTGTTTGGCGGACTATGCACAACAGATGCTATAACATAAATGTAAAATCTTATAAGTATTATGGTGCAAAAGGTATAATAGTTTGTGAAAGATGGCATGGTAAGCAAGGGTTTGATAATTTTATTATAGACATGGGGCCTAACAGTATCGGGGGTAGTGTAGATAGAATTAATCCGACTGGTAATTATGAACCTTCTAATTGTAGATGGGCTACCAAACTTGAACAAGCTAATAATAAAAGTAATAATACCTTTATAACTGCTAATGGTGAAACAAAAACATTAGCACAATGGGCAGCTATTTTAGGGTGTTCGCCAGCGGCCATTACGTGTAGACTTAAAAAAGGTATGCATCCCGATTTGGCAGTTAGTATGGCTATACCAAAAAGACCTAATTCTAAATTATCGGATGAGGACGTTATTTTTATTCGGTCTACGTACCCTGCTATGACATTTCAAGCTATTGCTGATAAACTATCAGTCAGTAAAAAAACAATATTGAATGTTGTTCATAATAGAATTTTTACTGATATTAAAATAGATTCAAACTAAGGAATAACTATGGCGCTTACATTAGGGGATCGCGTAAAAGAAACAACTACCGTTACAGGTACAGGAACAGCGACTCTTTTGGGCGCAACTACAGGGTTTCAATCGTTTGCTGTCGTAGGTAATGGAAACACTACATATTACTGTATTGCTGACCAAGGTGGCGCTAACTGGGAAGTTGGTATTGGAACGTATACGGCTTCAGGAACTACACTTGCCCGTACCACAGTTTTAGCTTCTTCCAATACTGGTTCGTTAGTAGTATTTACTGCTGGCGTTAAAGATGTCTTTGTAACATATCCTGCTGAGAAAGGGGTTTGGTATGATGCCTCAGGTAACGCTACAATCACAGGCACAACAACTACTACCAATCTTGCTTACACAGGCACACTCACAGGCTCTACAGGCGTACTAAACATAGGTTCGGGTCAGGTGTACAAAGATGCCTCAGGTAACGTGGGGATTGGGACTGCTTCACCAACTCAAAAGCTAGATGTCACAGGAAATATCAACACTTCAGGTTCACTTAACAGCATTAACACCTTTGCATACAAAAACTTACTGATTGATGCTGGCTTTATTATCAACCAACGGGCATATGTTTCTGCTGCTACATTAGCATCAGGTGCTTACGGTCATGATAGATGGAAAGCTGGTGCTTCAGGTGGTGATTATTCATTTACTCAATTAGCTTCAAATACTCAGATTACTATTGCTTCTGGTAAGTCATTAATTCAGGTAGTTGAAGATAAAAATGTCAATGGTACTTCTTATGTTCTAAGTTGGACAGGTACAGCGCAAGCTCGATATGCGGTTAATAGTGCTACTCCTTCAGGTTCTTATGCTGCAAGTCCTATTGTTATCACAGGTCAAACTGCTGGTACGACAATGAGTGTTGAGTTTAACACAGGCACATTAAGCAAACCTCAATTGGAACTGGGTGCAGTAGCCACCAGCTTTGACTATAGACCTTATGGGACTGAGTTAGCTTTGTGTCAGAGATATTACACCGTATTGGGTAATGAGGCAACAGCAAACGTTTTCTTATCTGGATACATAACTAGCTACGGATACTTCACAAACGTCTTAACGCTTCCTGTGAAGATGCGAGCAACACCAACAGGTACTGTTGTTGGTTCTTGGACAGGCGTTAATGTTTCTGGCCCGACGATTCCATATCTTAGTACGCAGACTGTCGTTGTTTATGCCACTGGAACAATAGTTGGACAAGGCACGCTATACAACTCAAGTTCTGCTGCGTATTTGTCATTTTCTTCGGAGCTATAAATGTACAAGTTGATTAAAGATTCACAAACTGTGCAGCGTCTTGCAGACAACGCGTTTGTTCCAGCAGACCCCACCAACACCGACTATCAGCAATACCTAGCGTGGCTCGCCGAAGGCAACACCCCAGAACCTGCTGACATACCACCTGTAGTTATACCTGACATATCAATGCGTCAAGCGAGATTAGCATTATTAGCTGATGGTTTACTTGATGATATTGAAGCTGCTATGTCTACACCTGAATATAAAATCTGGTGGGAATATTCAACGGTTGTTGAGCGTAATAATCCGCTTGTTAAGCAAGTGCTAGCAATCCTCGGTAAGTCAGATGCTGAGATAGATCAAATGTTTATAGGAGCATCACAGTTATGAGTTCTATCGTAGTTGCTGGAGATACCAGCGGTTCGGTTACACTCCAAGCACAAGCCGCACCTCAAGTCGAGGCTTTGCCAAAAGAAGAAACTCCAGAATGAACACCCTCCCTAAACCCACTGATGAGCAGTTGCTAGGCTGATGTACGGTATATCTGCTTTCGCTCAGTCACCTTATGCCTCTTTAGGTGGTGGGTTTTATGACGTCATTGTAAACGAGATTGAGACTTTAACAGATGCTAAATCTGTACTCGCGGCGTTCATAGCGGCACAAAACGAAACTCAGACCCTAACGGATAGCCAAACTGGGCTTGTAGCCTTTCTAGCTGCTTTAG